CGAGAAGCTGACGAAGGAGAATGTGCTCTGCCTCGCGCTCAACTGGGGCTCGGAGACCAACCGTAAGCGCGTCATCGACGGTATCGGGCAGCGGCTCGACGTGCAGGGAGTATTCGCAAAGCACATGACGGAGCGCGACTGGAAGGCCGTGCAGCAGATCTGGGATTTCGTGGATACGTTCTGGAAAGAAACGGCGGAAGTCGAAGAAAAACTCAACGGATCGCATCTCGGAAAGGTCCCCGCATCTGCGTTCCGCATCGAAACGTCAGACGGGAAGGAAATAACCCTGCGGGGCGGATACTATCCGCTGAAATACAATCCGGAGAAATCGACGCAGGCAAAGGAAAAGGAGGTCGAAGATCAGGCGCAAAAGACCCTCGCAGGGGCGCGTGTCCTCGGGACTGGGCGCAGCCATGTAAAGGAGCGCTCGGAGAACGATGTCAAAGAACCGCTGCTCCTCGAATTCCGCGTCCTGCAGGAGCATGTCTATAACGCGGCGCATAATATCGCGTTCCGCATCGCGGCGCGTGACGTACATCGCATTGTCCGCAATGCGGAGTTTAAGGCATACGTCACATCGACCTATGGTATGCCGTTCTGGAACAGTCTCGATCAATGGGTGCTGGATACGTGGGCAATCGCCGCGGACGGCAGCAGTGACCGTGCAGCAACGGCAATCAGCCGGACGATGGCGGCGCTGCGCCGAAACTCTACCATGGCAATCATGGGATGGCGGCTGTGGCCGGTCGTCGAAAACGCATCCAACATCGGGCCGATGATGGATAAGCTCGGCGCCGTGGAGGCAAACGCTGCGATTGCGGACTACTACGCCAACAAAAAGGAGATGGATGATCTCCTCCATAAGTCAATATTTATGAGTGACCGCATCAACAACATGGAACGCGATCTGCGCCATGATAAGCGCCTCTTTGACCCGACCTATAAACCCGTGGAATTCCTGCGGGATAACGCCTACTGGGCGCTTGCGCAGACCGATCTCATGCTGTCTAAACCCCTCTGGTGCCGCGCGTACAAAAACGCGTTCCCGGAAATGCTCGCAGAGGTCAACCGTGAGAACGAAGAGAACAAGCGGGCGTACCAGGAGGCGCAGGAGAATGTCGAGCGTCTGCGCGCAGAAACCTATGATATGCGCAAGGAACTCTACTATCTGCGGGATGAGGCGGAGGAACGCCGATATATGGATCCTGAAAGAATGCGGGAATCCAGATATGCGGCGCTCTCCGATCAGGAGCTCATCGAAGAGCAGCAGAGATGGGAGGCAAAGATCAAGGACAGAGAAAAGGAATTCTACGAAGCAGGGCACCGGCTCGAACGCGCATCCGAACTGCCGATACGGGAGGGGCGCGAAATCATCGAGGAAGCAGAGCTGCGCGCTGTCCAAAAGGCGGATGCGGCCGTGCGTGATGTGTTCGGCTCGGGGCAGACAAAAGACCTCGCAGAGGTCCAGCGCTCACGAAATGAAGCCGTCAAGATGCTCACCTCGTTCTATTCGTTCTTTAACACGCAGTTCAATGCGATCCTCGAAGCGCATTTTAAGGGCAAGTATGATGCGCATGGCTACAAGTATATGCATGTATGGATGCCGCTTGCGCGTGCCGTTATCTATCGCATCGTACTTGTGACGCTCATCGGCGCCGGGCTGAAATTCGCGCTCGGCCTCGAGGGTGACGATGAGAAAGACCGGTATCGGACGGTCAAAGACCCGAAAACAGGGGAGACAAAAAAAGAAGAGGTATCGGACTATGAGCGCTTTATGGGCGTATTTGGCAAGAACCTCCTCTCCACGGGAACGGGAACCCTGCCGATTGTCCGAGATGTTGCGGGGCTGATCGGGAGCGCGGTATTCGATGGCACGACCTACGGGCGCAATTTTGAACTCGGATCCGTGCTCACACGCGGCGCAAAGCAGGTGCAGGCGACTGTAAATCTCATGATCCAGAAAGGAAAGAAAGACCTCGAACGTGAGGAGAAGGAGGCAAAGGAGCGCGAGCGGGTTAAGAAGATGACGCCGAAGCAGCGCAAGGCGTACGAAGAAGCGAAAAAGTACAAGAAGCCGGAGAAGGAAATCGGCTATCTGGATATCGCAAAATCCGCTGCACAAGCAGCAAGTACGTTCACGGCCGCAAGCACGGGCGTCACGAATACGATCACGGACGGGATATTCTCGGCGCTGCAATATGCAGCGGACATGATGGAGACTGACAACTACTACGACCGGGATTTCCGCAACGTCATGCGCAGCGTCCTCTTTGACAAAAAACTGCGCGCAGAGGAGCCGCCGCCGAAGCCGGAGAAGCCGAAAAAACCAAAGAAGAATACGCGCGGTGCGCGGTAAGTGAATCAGGGAAAGGAGAACTCACATGATCGAAAATCGGAAAACCTCGGTGACCTATCGCGGCGACGGGAATACGACCGTATTCCCATTCGCTTTTGCGATATCGTCCGCGGACAACATCCACGTCGTTATCTATGATACCGCGACGGAGGTCGCAACGGAGATCACGCGGGATTACTTTGTGGATGCGGCCGCGAAGGTCGTCCACTATCCAGGCTACGCGCCCGGACAAACCCCCGCGGAACATGCACAGCCGCCGAAACTGCCGGCCGGAAAGAATATTACAATCTATCGCAAGACGTCCGTCGACCAGCTGACGGATCTCGGAGAGAAATATCCGTTGCCGTATATCGAGGCAATGTCGGATAAGGCAACGGCAATCATGCAGGAGCATGAGGAGGCCATCGGACGGGCGGTCATGGTCCAGCACGGAAGCGGAATCGATCCTGCCGAACTCGTGCACCGGATATTCGAGACCGGCGTGGCTGTCTCTGACAATCTCCGCGCCGCACAGCAAAGCGCATCTGCGGCACAGGCGGCAGAGCAGAACGCGAAAGAAAGCGAAAACAGCGCATCGCATGCCGTTGCCCTCGCGACCAATGCAAAAAATACCGCAGCGGAACATCGGCGTGCCGCCGAATCTGCCGCGGGCGCAGCGCAAACGGCGCGAACGGAAGCAGAGCAGAGCAGACAGGAAGCCGGCAAAAGTCAAACGGCAAGCGCCGCATCCGAAACGCACGTCAAGGCAATGGAGGAAAATATTACCTCCATGAAACAACACATCGACGGAATCAACGTCGAAGTCGACAAAGCAGAATCTGCTGCAAAGAGTGCACAGGAAAGCGCAAAAAGCGCCGCAGAATCTGCCGCCGCCGCACAAAAAGCCGTCGGCACATACTCCAAAGCCGATCTGGATAAAAAATTCCAGGAGCTCGACCAACAGAACGCCTCTAAATTTGTTGCGAAATCCGGCGACAGCATGACAGGTGCGCTCACGGTACCTGCTCTGACCGCTACCGGAAAGATCAAAGCAGATGGCGGAGTAGAGGGAAATGCCTCGACGGCGTCGGCACTCAGCACAAATGTCCTGACGTTTGCCAACGGAACAAAAATCTGGGTGGAGTGAGATCATGGCGGAACTGGTTAAAAAACTCAAACTGCAAAACACAAAAGGCACTGTCGAATCCTGCACGCTCTACTCAACAAAGGAAGAGGCGAACGCGATGGGAGGCGTCCTGCCGCTCCATGTAGACGGCGTGGACTGCTTCGCCGCACTGGGGGCTGTCACCGAAAGCGAAGCGACCAGTGGCCGGCAGGAGAAGAATGGAGTATCGCTTGCCATCCTAAAGCAGGGCGGAATTACGCCGGGGAGTATCACCGTGCAAGGAACGGGAACATTTACCGTCCCGAAGGGCGTCGCTGTTTTGCAGCTGACATATTTAAACGTAAACCAACAGAAAATCACTAGCTATGTAAAAGTAGAAGCAGGGAAAACGTATGGATACGAATCAAATTATGTATTTGCGGTTCCTGCTGGCGGTCGTATAGTCAAAACAGTGTTTGGTAATTTCACTTTTCAAGAAGGCGGCATACACGGAGAACCAATAGGAAGTGGACCATTACCAATCACCATCGCATGGTCAAACAGCATCAATAAAGAGACGCCCAACGGCACCGCATAAAAGGAGAGCACAATGAACAAATACGCAGAAATCCTATATGGCAAAGTCCGCTCCGTCCACGAAGATGAACGCGACTTTGATACGTGGCGAAGCATATTCTCACCCTCTACCTATTGGGTAGACGTTACGGGTGTGGAATGTAAAGTCGGCTACGTTATCACATTTGACCCCAATATCGGACTTGTCCTTAGTCCTCCAAAAACGGAGGAGCCAAAGGGAGAGGATACGCATCCGACGGCAGAAACAGCCGACGAAGAACGCGTATCCATATTTGAAGCTGTCGCCGCACAAGAAGTGCGTCTCACAGAAATCGAAGAGGCCCTGCAAGCACTGAAAGGAGGTGAGAAAAAATGAAGAAGTACAGCTATATGATTCCCGTCTATGCGTTCCTCGTGAAAGCGGGCAAGTATGCAATCTCTGAGGAGAGCAAGGAGGAAGGACAAAAAGTCGTGCCTGTAATCTATCAGGAGGACGTCGCCCTCTACATTGCGGAGCATGCGGAGAAAGAAGTGTAATCACAGGGAGTAGGGGCGTTACTCCGTCGGAATAGCGCCCCTATGTATAAAGAAACAATTAGGAGGCGCAACGTGGCAAGAGGAGAAATACTGGCCGAGCTCGAGAGCATCAAAGCGCAGATTAGGATCCTTGCGGAAAAACTGCCGATGGGACGCGATCAGCTCTATGCAATCAATGAGCGGATTGCCCGTCTGGAAGAAAGCACAAAGTCCGCGCATCATCGGCTGGACGAATTTAAACATGACGTCTGTTGGACGATTGGGATGAGTACGACCATCGTCGGCATCTTCGCGTCGATTCTGACGTGGGCGCTCGGAGGGAGGTGAGACAATGCTCAAAGTCTCACAGTGGTTCGGGCGCGCAGGAAAATATCTGCGCGACATGACAAAAAGTCACGCTGCCATGCGTTACATCGTATGGTATGCGGCAATGATCGTGATCTGCGTCATGATCTATGTGACAGCGTGGCTCTATGATTGGAACACAAAAATGCATCCTGATCTCGTTGAGATGCGAAATTTCCTCCACGAGATCAGCGGGGCGGCGTGGATTGCCGTCATTGGATTTTTGGCAAAGTCATTCATCGACCGCGACGAGAATGGAATCCCCGACCAGTACGAAGAGAAAAAGGAGGACAACAATGGAAAGAGTACATCTGAAAGATCTGAATCTGACGTATGATGCAGGGCGACTGAGCACGCGCCGCGAAACGGATATGATCGTCCTGCATCACACCGGAAACCCGACCGATGACGATCTCTCCGCGGAGGAGATTAATGCGTCGCATCAGGCGCAGGGGTGGACGTGCATCGGGTACCACTACGTCGTGCGTAAGGACGGCACGGTGGAAGTAGGACGGCCGCATTGGACCATCGGCGCGCATGCGTCGGGGGAAAACTACCACACGATCGGCATCCACGTCTGCGGGAATTTTGAAATCGGCTATCCGACGGCCGCGCAGATCGAGAGCACTGCGATGCTCCTTGCGAATCTCTGCGCGGATTATGGACTGCCGATTGACCGCGGTCATATCGTCGGGCACCGCGAGCTGATGGCAACGGCATGCCCCGGCAGGAATCTTTTTGCGCAGATGGATGAGATCGTCGGCAAGGCGAATTTCTACGCCAATCAGTGAGGAGGGCATTATTATGCTTGAACGGATGAAAGATATCATTATAAAGAACAAAACAGCCCTGCTGGTGATCATGTGCATCTTGATCGTCTGCATCGCCTATGCTGTTGGCCGACACTCTGCATCCGAGCAGACGGCGGCGGAAAAGCCCGCAGTCCTGACGCAGGAGCAAACGCAGGACGCGGCAGCACTGCGGGCGCAGCTCGATATCTCACACGCCAATGCGCAGGCACTACAAAAGCGCCTTGCAGAGGTACAGGCGGGACAGCGTGCGCCCACCGTAACGTACCATGTCAGCGCACCGAACGTCGAACGAGCCGCGCAGGTCGTCGAGCGGCAGATACGGGAGGATGACCCGACACTGCCACGGGCAGCGCGTGAAAAGAGTGATCGCACCGTGGTTACTCCGATCACAAAGGATAAGGACGGCAAAGACCTCCCCGCGGAGAAGCAGAAAGTCGACGTGTATAAAATCAACCTTAATAAGGCGCATAAGATCAAGGCGGGTGTCACGCAGATTGACACGCAGACCTACTGGACAGCAGGTCTGCAGCTTGGCCGCTGGGAGGGGCTTGTGCATGGGCAATCGACAAAAGTCAAGGGCGGCAGCGTGATGTATACGGTCGCAGAGTGGTAATGTTTTCGATAGCTCCGGGGCTTCGGCTCTGGGGCTTATTTTTATTCCTTAAAATATTTACGTAAAAAAAATAAAAAATTTACGTAAAACTATTGACAAAGATACATACGCGTGATATAATGCAATCAAAATAAAGGTCAGGGGGCACAAGCCCCCAGAGAAAGAGGAGGAAATCAAAATGAAGGCAGAGAGAAAATTCCACGGCATAAAGACTGCGGTCGGCGAGATGCCGAAATACGACCGCCACGACGGTCTGTATCTCGAGGTCCACTACGACCTAGAGGAAGATCGGGTCTACACCGACCTTCACTGCTCGTTCGGCTACAACTCGTGGACGGTGTACCACGATCCGGACGTTATCCCCGTCGGGATGTACTCCGAGCGAGTAACGATGGCAGAGCTCAAGGAGGACATTCGACGAGCAATCGCCCGGCGAGTAGAGGTAGCATAAGACAACAGGGGGGCGAAAGCCCCCTGTTTTGAGTGTGTCCGACATTGAGGACGAATAGGAGGAAATCAAAAATGGCAAAGAAAACAATTTCTACGGGCGAGAACGTTGACCGCCTCGACGCGATCATGAAGGAGGCGGGCGGCAACTTCTCTGCCCGGTTGGATGAGATCGTCGGGAGGTATAACATCCTGCTCGACCTCGAGGCGCTGCCGAACTTTTCGGAGGTCGAGATGGCGATCCTCGGTGAAGTGATTTGCGGCAGTGTAATCGACCGCCGCAAAGTCCGGGGGCTGCATCTGGATGTGTTGGATGCGGAGCTTGGGACAGAAATAGACCGTGCTGAACTGAGCACGCTGATCGAGAGCATGTCGATCGGTCAGCGACTCAAGCTCATTGAGACGCTGGGGCAATGAAAATTTGAGAAAGCTCCGTACTTACTGAGAGTACGGAGCTGTTTTTGATGGAGGGGTGAGCATGAAGATATTTTTACCAGGAACAAGACTGATGCCGAAGGTATGTACGATTTGTGGCGTAAAATACATCGGTAATGGGAGTTCGTTGTATTGCCCGTTATGTAGGGTCGAAAAGAAAAAAGAATACATGCGGAGGTGGAGAGAGAGAAGTCGCGCGGGAAAAGCAGTTATACTAGGGGAGACAAAAGGGCATTGCGAAGTTTGCGGTCAAGAATTTGTATATTCGGCGGGGGGACAAAAATATTGCTCAGATTGTGCGGAAGAGGCATACAGAAAAAATCAGCGAGAAAAGGCACGAGGGTGGATTTACAGGGCTGTCGAAAAATATGGAGAGCAGTACCGAGAAGATAGGAACGCATCATATCGTTCGCCGAACACGAAGTGCAGATTGTGTGGAGCAAATTTGCCGGAAGAACAATTTAATTTTGATTACTGCGATGAATGCAGGTCTTTGAGACGAAGATATAGTAGATACAAAAAATTTTTCAAGGAAAGTGGACATGAAGGAAACCCGCTATCCTATGAAGAATGGCTGCGCCGTGAAAGTAAATATGAAATCATAAGAAAATGGAGAAACGAGAATCCGGATGGGACGGGTGCAGATTGTGTTAAAGATACGGGAATAGGCCTAATAACAGTGCGTAAGTACTGGCGTATCATTAACGCGGAAGAAGGAGTGGAAAGAAATTTTGTGGAAATTAGAACCTGCCCGATATGTGGAAAACAGGTGCCGGCTGCAAAAAGCGGGAAACGGTTATACTGCTCACCTGAGTGTGCTGAAATTATGGAAGGCTATCAGAAGTCACGATATAGGGCGAGAAATGGATGCCAGAAAAGCCTGTTGTCATTGGAAGATTGGATAAAGCAACACAAAAAATAGATGGTTTTGTTTGTAAATTTGACAGCTTTTTGACAGCCGGAAGGGGGATGAAATAGGGCGATATAGGGGGATATGGGAACATAGAAAATCAGATATATTGCGGAATCCTTGAAAATACATGACATGCATTATAATTTAAAAATAACAGAATAGGGATAATATCAGATCCTGAATGAATTAAAATATCCAGTAAAATAGCGGGTTGAGAGAAAACAATTAAACCTGCTGTTTTACTGGATTTGTTTTTGACAGCTTTTTTGACAGCCTGACTATATTTATCGACCATATTTTTCGCCGATGTGGTCGATCTTTTCGGCGATGCCGTCTTGCATGTGATCTGTGTTGTGGATATAGCGATCCATGGTAAATGCAGCGGAGGCGTGACCGAGACGCACCTGAATTTTTTTCGCACTGATCTCTTGCTCCGCGAGTAATGTAGCGTGCGTGTGCCTGAAAGAATGAAAACGCAAATTGTCGGGAAGGTTTAGGCGGCGCTTGAGATTGAAAAAAATGTGCGATAGAGAGCCTAGCGTCATAGGCTTTGTGATATCTCTCAGGGAGCGGAAAATATAATCTGCATCAGATAGACGAATCCCCTTTGCAAAGAGCTGTTCCGCGAGAATCTTTTTCCAATCGAGGAGGTTTTTGACGGCGGCGGTTGTCAGCGTAACATTGCGTATGCTGCTCTGTGTTTTCGGCATTCCTTCATATTCTCCACGCGCGTATTTACGTGATTTTGTGACATGGATAATAAAGCGATCCTGATCAAAGTCAGACCAGCGCAGCGCAACGATCTCACCGCGCCGAAGCCCGGTATCCCATGCAAATTTAAATAGGTATTCGGCCTGTGATCCTGTGATTGCCGAGAGCAGAGCATGATAAATTTCGGGGGTGACGATACCGGCCTGCTTGCGCGTATCTTTGTATTTGCGCACGAAGTCCATTGGATTTACTGCGATTAGCTGCTCGAATTTTGCGGCTTTAAAGATGGAGACAAGGAGACTATATACGGTTCTGCGGCTGCCGTCACCTTTGATCTGGGAGAGGAGTTTTTTGATGAGCGCGGGTTTTATGTCTGCAATATACATATTTTCGGGGATGGCGGGGAGGATATGGTTATCAAAAAACATGCGATAAGTGGAGATGGTCGACCGCTCGAGCTTGTCGATGTCACGCTTTGCGGCAAGAAATTCCTCCGCGAAATTGTGAAAGGTCTCCTGCTGCAAGAAGTCGGAAATGTTTGCGGCGAGGACACGACGACGCTCAACTTCGAGTTCCCGCAAGCTGTATGCATAGATATAGCGTTTGACTTTTTCCCCGGTGATGGGGTTCTCGACGGTGACGCTGGATTGGTAGCGTCCGTCTTTTCTTTTTGTCGGCATGGTGATCACCTTCGTAGAATAAGTCCACAGATTTATCATTCTGTGGACTTAGATATTATTTGCTCTATGAAAAGATTGATTTGTGGACTTAGATATCGTTTGCTCCACAAAAGCAATTTGCGTTTTATGCAAAAAGGATTCCTTTACAGCTCATTGTGATTTTTCGAGAAAACTGCGTGATTACTTTTGTTTTTTGCGAAAAACTGTGCGTTTACTTGATGTGGTGGTGTTGAAAGCAGTCGTTAATAATGTCTTTCAATGAACTCTACTTCAGATGGGTTCAATTTATGTTTTAATTGACGAATTTGCCTTTCAAGGTCGCGAATCTCACTTTCGTAAGATTCGATTGTTCTATATTCTCGCGGTTTTTTCTCGGGCTCCTGCCACCACTCCCGCTTTCTTTGGTGATGTTTTTTGATTGTAGCATCAATACTTGGAAATATATCTCTTAAATAGGCTATGTCGGAGGCCGCTGTTTCGTGCTCTTGCCGAGCGTTTTCCAACTCACTATATCGTTTTTTTTGAAATGCAATAGCATTTTCTAGTGCTTTTATATACGACAAACAGAGATTTATTCTGGAATGGTAACCGCAAACGCCGAGGAATGTGGAGAAAAAAATAACAGAGAATGTATCTATCGTAACGTCTGAAACTATAAGGCAATAAATGAGAAAGCCAAAAGCCCCAAAGAAAAAAAGCATGAAAAATTGTAAATGGGTGTATTCGCTTTCAAAGGATTGCTTGTCAAAAACTTGCATATTCGGCACCTCATCACTCATACACACACGCCGCACACTCCAACTGTTTCAGCAGGGATGCGGTGTCGGCAAGGGATAATAGCTTCTCGCCGCGGATGCTGTCGATCATCCGGACGTTGTTGCGCAAACAGGTATGAGCGAGAAGGAGAAAGGCGAACTTGTTCGCCGCAAGCTCCTTTTCATCGCGCCGCGCGGCGGATAAACGATCTGCATGCACAAAGGAATCCAGTCGATGGCGGAGGACAATGTGTCCGAGCTCGTGCGCAAGGGCGACGTTCCGCGCATCCTCCGAGAGGCTAGTCTTGATGGAAATGCTCTGCATCTGTCCGAGACGGACATAGAATGCATCCGGCAGAAAGATGATGTTGTGCGGATAAATCTTGACATGCATTGCCCGGAGGATGGTCTCCGGGTTATTGCTTTCGTGTGCGCGAATAACGTCAATTACGGTTGGCAGGAGCCTCCGCATCAGATGATTCCTCCTTGACTAATACCTTCACAAATTCCCGAAGGATTTGTTTTTGCTGTTCCGTCAGCGGTTTGTCGCTATATGTGAGATATCCGCCGCGCTCGAGTAGGATATCTAAGTCAGGTTCCTGCTTTGCGGATTTTCCATAGGGCGCGATGGATTCGTGGACCATCATGGGCGAACCGTTATCATCGTTACTTAAAAGATAGTCAATGGAGACTCCAAAGAATTGAGATAACTTTTTTAACATAAAATAGTCAGGAGATGTTTGCTCACGTTCCCATCTACCTACTGCTTGCTGAGTTACACCTAGTTTTTTAGCAAGATCAGCTTGACTTATGCCATGAGTTGCCCGCAAGGATTTTAGTCTATCCCATAACATTATGACACCTCCTCCCTTATATTACAACATAAAGTTGTAATAATAAATTATCAATTTTGTTGTTGACAAATAACAACGAAAATGATAGATTGAAGAAAGACAACAAGAAGTTGTTAATCGACAACAAAGGAGGGAGTATTAATGAGGCGAGAAAAGCTTATTGAATACCGTGGGAATCGAACACAGGAATATATGGCTAAAAAGTACAATGTAACGCAGCAGGCTTGGGATGCATGGGAAAAGGGAAAACGAAATCCAAAAGTGGCGATTATGAAACGCATTGAGATTGATAGCGGTATCTCAATGGAGCGAATTTTTTTTGACTTATTCGACAACGAAATGTTGTCAAATGCGGACGCTGGATAAAATTATTCTTGCTATATCCTACCGCGAAAGGGGAGAAAAGAAAATGTCTAATCTGGCACCGTCGACAGCGGCCAACAGGTACTATTTGGCCCGTATGGAGGCGGCAAAAGGAAATGAGGTGCTGTGCAGCCGCGATATGGCGAGCGAGCGGACGGGGATCGACCGCAAGCGGCTGCAGCGCATCGAGATCGGAACACAGGATCCGTATCCGGAGGAAGTGATGCTCATGGCGGATGAGTATCATGCGCCGGAGCTGTGCAACTATCATTGCACACACAGCTGTCCTATCGGGCGGCGGATGGTGCCGGTGGCCGATCTATATGAGCTGGATCGGCTGTGCGTCCGATTCCTCCATGCGGTCGAGGGGATGCGCGGCAAAGGGGAAATGCTCCTTGCGATTGCGGAGGACGGGAAACTATCTCCGGAGGAGGTGCCGTCACTCCTTGAAATCGTGGAGGCGGCGAATAAGGTCTCCGCAGTCGGGTACGCGCTGCGGATATATTTAGAAAAACATGGAGGGAGGTGAGAGAGATGGAAACGGGATTTGATGAAGCGGTTTTGCGTGAGTATGAGAAAAGGAGAAAGAAAGCAGAGGAAATCAGGAAGATGCTCCACGGTCTCACATATTCCGAGGCAATGGATGTTCTTGGGAGAGTGCAGAATGAGCTGTCTAACTATGCCGTGATACAGGAGCTTATGGAATCGAATTGAGGTGAGAGGATGGAAACGGCGCAGCTGACTGTCCCAATCTGGGAAAAGGCGGTACTGACGGTGGAAGAGGCATCTGCGCTCACAGGAATCGGGCGCGATGTGCTCCGGGCGCTGGCACATCAGTCTCTGCATAGCGTTGGGGATTTCCCGGTGTTTACGGTGGGAAAATCGCTCAAAATCCCGCGGCTGTCGCTGCTGGAATGGCTGTCGGATGCGGCGACCTGCGGGCGCAATCTCAAACGCGCAGAGCTGACGGCGGAGACGGCGCGAAAGGTGACGACCGGAGGAAAGCGCGGACGGCCGCGCAAGGTGATTGGTCTCGTGAAATAGGAGGAAGAAGATGAAAAAGATGATAATTGGGTTCCTGATGTGGGCAATCGAAAAGCTGAGTACGGAGTGCTCGATGGCTGTTGTCGATAAACATGAAATCCATGCTATGGCGAAAGGGCCTTTTGCGAAGGTGATAAAACTGGGCATCCTGCAGATTGTAAGGGCGGCAATCTGTGTAGATAACACAAGAACGGCGCTTTTGGTTGCAGCTGCGGAATTGAAAGACATTGCGCAGGAGTTTGAGGAGAAAGAAGGGAGATGGAGGAAATGAAGATTAGGGAATTTGCGAAGAGTGCCTTTATCGGCGGTGCATTTCTTGCGGTCGCAGCCCTCTGTTCTGGGGCGTGTAACCCCTGGGATGATGGCGGGGCGGTGCTCGTTAAGGAGGTCTACACCGTGCGCCCCGGAGATACGCTCTGGGGCATTGCGGAGGAGTATGTCGCCAAAAATACGGCGACACGCCGGTACATCCTCGAGTACAAGTCGGGGATGGAGGAGCTTAATCCGTGGCTCATGGAGCGCAAGGGGATGATCTATCCCGGAGATAAGTTGACGCTGACGTACTGGGTGAAGGAGGAGAAGAAATGAAAATGAAAATGGAAGTCAAGAAAGAATCCGCAGCATTCGTGCTGCAGGGAAGTAGCTACAACGGCTGCGGCGAGCCTGTTGCGGTCTCGTACGCCACGTTGCGTGCGGCAGCGGTCGGCGAAAAGTGGGCTGGCTATGACAACCACGGCTGCGGGCGCGCCGTACACAGCGAGTCCGTCGAAGTCGTCTACAAGACGGACGACGGGGTTGCAGTTCTCCGCCGAGAGTGGGGCACGACGGATTCCCCCAACCCGCAAGACTGGGAGAAGGTGCCCGTGCTCATTTGGTATGAGTTCGCATAAAGGAGGAGCAGGAATGACACAAGAGGAATTGAACGAGGTCATAGCAAGTCACGGCAGGTGGCTTGTTGATAGAAGCACAGGAGAACGTGCCAACCTGCGCTATGCCAACCTGCGCGGTGCCGACCTGTGCGATGCCAACCTGTGCGATGCCAACCTGCGCTATGCCGACCTGCGCGATGCCAACCTGCGCGGTACCGACCTGCGCGATGCCAACCTGCGCGATGCCAACCTGCGCGATGCCGACCTGTGCGATGCCAACCTGCGCGATGCCAACCTGCGCTATGCCAACCTGCGCGATGCCAACCTGCGCGGTGCCGACCTGCGCGGTGCCGACCTGTACTATGCGGTTCTTTCGACAATCATACTGCAGGTGGGGCCGATCGGCAGCAGGAAGGATTATGTCGTTTACAACGTAAGCGACGACAATATTCGCTGCGGATGTTGGAACGACTATAAGGGGGGAACGCTGAAAGCGTTCGAAGCGCGGGTTGAGGTAGTGTATCCGCCCGAGAACAAAGACACGTTGACGTTTCGCAATCAGTATTTGGCGGTGATTACATATTTCAAGACGATGCGGGAACTTGAAAAGGAGGAGCAGAAATGACAAGGGAGGATTTTGTAAAGGCTGTCGACGCCTTTGATGTATGCGAGACATATATTTGTGCAGCAGATTTGGATGATTCTTTTGGAATCGCTACGAGAGGGGATGCAGATACTATCATCCCGAAAGCGGTCGAGATCATCGTCGAACGAGCAAAACAGACGGATGATTCAAGATTAGAAGTTGCCCGCCTTTTTACTGCTTCGGTGATTCTGGACGATCTTGCACGTCAGACGATGATTGGCAAAAAGGTTCCGCAAGAGGAAATAGAGAGGGTGTTCCGGGAATTGGAAAAGATTTTGAGTAAAGAAAAAGCGCCCACAGCGGCGGCAACCGCATTGGGCGCAGAAGGAAAAGATGTTGCGCGTTAATTGTAACACGCGCAAAAGGAAAATGCAAAGGTAGGATTGCGATGGAGCAAAAGATGATGAATCTGGGGACGCGGAACCTGCGGCGGACAACGTTCACTCCGCGGGATGGCGTGAAGATCACGGTCACGACATATCAGTTTGAATCAGTAATGCGGACGGAATGGAAAACGTATGTCATTGCCGAAGCTGCGGGAGAAAAGAAAGAGCTTGAGATTATAACGCATGGCCGGATGGCGGCGATGGATACACATGCGGCGGCAGAGAAGATGATCCAGCTGATCGGATTCCATGAGTCCTGTCGGATCCATGGAGATTCGGCGCGGAAAGAGGGGGCGGAACTGAGCGGATGAAGATTGAGCTATATCATGATAATTTCCAGAACTACCGGCGGTACGGAATTCCGTCAAAGGCGCAGCTTGTCATTGCGGATATTCCGTATAACCTTGGACGGAATGCGTACGCATCCAATCCGGTATGGTACGAAGGCGGGGATAACCGTAACGGCGAGAGCAAAAAGGCAAATGCACAGTTCTTTCGGACGGACAATAACTTTAACATCGCGGAGTATTTCCATTTCTGCGCCCGTCTCCTGAAGAAGGAACCAAAGGAACGCAACGCCGCCCCTGCAATGATTGTGTTTTGCTCGTTCGAACAGATGCCAATGGTCGCGGCGTACGGGAAGAAACACGGGTTTAACAATTCTTATCCGCTGTTTTTCGTCAAGAGCACCTCGGCACAAGTGCTGAAAGCGAATATGCGGATTGTGGGAGCGACGGAGCACGCGCTCGTACTCTATCGGGATAAGCTGCCGAAATTCCGCAACGGAGGACACATGGTGCTCAACTGGATGGAGTGGAAACGGGACGACAAGAAAATCTATCCGAAGATTCACCCGACGCAGAAGCCTGTGAATCTACTCAAGCACCTTGTGGAGGTGTTCACGGATCCGGGCGATGTGGTGATTGACCCTGTTGCGGGGAGTGGCACGACGCTGAGAGCATGCGCGGAACTGGGGCGGACATGTTACGGCTTCGAGGTGGACAAGGATTTTTACCGGGCGGCGAAGGAGCAGATGCTTGTTCTGCCGCAGATGCAGGAACAGAGGCTATTTCTGGAGGAAGAATCATGAAATGGTGCTATATCTCTCATCCCTATACAGGGGATGAGGAAAAGAACAAGGCAGAGGCGGCGGAGATACACCGAAAGCTGCAGGAGCTGCATCCGGATATTTTGTTTCTTAATCCGCTTGCGGCGTTTGATCCGCTTGCGGATATGTCGTATGAGCAGGTGATGGAGTATTGCATAGAGATGCTGATCGCCTGCGATAGTGTCGTTATGAGCGGCGACTATAAGGAGAGCCGCGGGTGTATGGCAGAGCTGAAAGCGGCGCAGGAGCAGGGAATGCTGGTGCGCTACTGTACGAGCGCGGGCGAGCTGTCAATCCTGCCGGAGTTCCGGCAGTCGCATGTGGTGAGCGGAACATGGAGAGAATACGGAAAGGGCGGGAAATGATGCAGGTCTTTGATGCGTGCTGCAGCTCCCGCCGGACCATATCGTGTGCGTGCACGATATGGCTGCCGCTGGAAGAGGGGGTGAGATCATGAGTGGATATGCTTATATCTACCGACTTGACGATGAAAGGTGGAACACAAGGTTTTACTCTTTGTCAGATGCTTTGCGTGTGGCGAGAGTTAATAATCCAGGTGCGCAAACTGTCTATATTGCGGAAACAAATAGGTATGAGCCTCCTATTTTTGTTGACCGCGTCATTGAAAGTTTACGAGAGAATGCCTATGAGATACGACCAAAGAGTTCCGATGATTTTCTTCGTGATTTGACAGATCAGGAATGCAAAGAACTGAAAGACGCTCTAACAGTAGCATTCGTCAAATGGGCACATGACACTGGAAATCCACACTGGATTGAGGTGCCGATAGAAGGAACAGAGCACCTATATGATTTGAAGACGGGGCGCCGCGTGGAGTGAGAAGAAAGAGCGGTGATGCGCCGCTCTTTTGGTGCGTAGATAGGAGGAAATTAAAGAGGAGGTGAACTAGAAATGAAAACGTTGGTGTTGATTGTTATTGCGTATTTGCTGTATCAGATTCTCGAGGCGGTGAGCCGCTAAAGGAGCAGGAAAATGAAACACAGGATCACAAAAATCAAGGTCAAGAAGGGCGTGTATACGTTCGGCTGGGAGACGTGGCAAGAATCCACGCAGAGCTATGATGCGTACACGCTGATCTGCGAAGATGTGCCGCGGGAGGAACTGAAGCTATGCTTGCAGGCGTTGGCGTCTTTTGTGGTGGAGATCTGCGAGCTGCATCCGGACGACGAGAAGCGGATTATGGTTTCGGGGATTACGGAAAGCTATAAGGACGAGAAGACAAAGTATCTGACGATAACGGCGCTGAAGGAGCTCTATACGAGCAAATCGCCGCTTATTCTCAATACGCCGGCACGGCCGAATGCGGATAAAGAATCCGATTTTTGCATGAGCAAGGGCCTCATGCGTGCTCTGGAAAATCTGGAAGAGGAGGCATGGCGGTACATCAATGGGGACCGGGCGCAGCAGAGTCTTGACTTTGAAATCAAGGATGAAGATGGAAATGTCGTTGAGGATGGCGGGGTATGAATAGATCATGACGATTGGCAGTCTGTTTGACGGAATAGGCGGGTGGCTCCTTGCGGCGCGTCATGCAGGGGTAACACCTGTGTGGGCAAGCGAGATTGAGCCGTTTCCGTGCTCTGTGACGGCGCGGCACTTCCCCGACGTGAAGCAGCTCGGGGACATTACGCAGATCAACCCCGACGAGATAGAGCCTGTGGACATCATCTGCGCGGGCAGTCCGTGTCAAGACCTATCAATCGCGGGGAAAAGAAAGGGGCTAGATGGTGAACGCAGTGGCTTATTCCGAACAGCAGTTGAGCTTGTTCGAGGAATGCGAATACGCACGGGGGGGCGGTATCCTCGGTTCTTTGTCTGGGAGAATGTTCCCGGCGCATTCAGTAGTAACAAGGGCATGGACTTTCGAGCCGTGCTTGAAGAAATCGGACAGACCGAGATTCCAATACCTCCAAATGGGAAATGGGCGAACGCAGGACTGGCAGAACTGCCTAAGTGTGACATTGCATGGCGCGTCCTCGACGCTCAATATTGGGGAGTCCCCCAACGAAGACGCCGTATCTTCCTTGTCGCGGATTTTGCAATCGACGGAAGATGTGCCGGAGAAATACTATTTGAGCCCGAGGGCGTGTCAAGGGATACTGCGGAGAGCCCAGGAGAGAGGGAAGGAACTGCCCGAGGAGTTGAAGATTGCACTCGAACGCCAAGTGATTCTGTGATGCCATTTGACACAACACAAATTACATCCCCCTTAAATGGAAACCGCCCACGATACGGTTCTCCGTGTCATCCATTGTGTGCTAGTGCTCATATACCTACTGTTGTTATTAAGTCGGCAGGATTCATCGGAAAAGCCACACCATCTGCGGGAAACATTGGATATACGCGAGAGTGCGCCCCTACCTTGATCGCAGGAAAAGAGCAGCACGTCGCGATCTACGACATTCAACACAGAGACGATGTAATTCGCCCAGTCAAAGATGGAAAGATGCCTACACTTACCGCTCGAATGGGGACAGGTGGACATAATGTCCCTATCGTGAACGCCTACTGCATCGCAGGAAATACCATTAACCGCAAGATAGAGAACGGCGGCAACGGGAAGGGCGTACTTGCAGAAACCGCCTATACGCTCAATACGATTGACCGTCATGCGGTCGCTCAAATATATGGGGCGAAGTCATACAGTGAATACGAAGCGGGAAAAGTCGCAACCCTGCGTGCGTCGGGAGGGGCTTACGGTGGTGGCAGCGAAAACCTCGCGCTATCCTACTCCATTGTGCGCCGTCTCACACCAACGGAGTGCGAACGCTTGCAAGGACTGCCTGACGGTTACACTGATGGCGGGAGCGACACAGCACGCTACAAGGCACTGGGAAACGGCATGGCCCAGCCGTGCGCGGACTATGTGATAAGGCGAATTACAGAGAAGGCGAGTTAGAAATGCAAATAATCAGGATCACAAAAATGGAACAGCCGACAAGTGAGCAGATACAGCGATTGAAGGCGCTGATGGATGAACTCGGGTATGACTTTGAGGATTACCCGATTGAGAGCATGAGCAGGGAGGATGTGGCGGATTTGATTGATGAGATGAGAGATGAGCTCTACGGGTGAAACCAATGGAGATACAAGAAACAAGAAGGCGTAAAGCAATATCGAAAGATGTTCGGCGACGTGTCTATGAAATGTATGGCGGACACTGTGCCTATTGCGGTAAGGAGATCGACATCAAGGATATGCAGGTTGATCATGTTCAATCTGTCTATCTCGGCGGTGAAGATGAGATTGTGAACTACCGTCCCGCGTGTCGTGCGTGCAATTTCTACAAGTCCACGATGAGAACCGAGAGACTGCGGGAAGAGCTCGGGCTTATTCTCGGGCGTCTCGAAAAGTTGTTCATATTCCGACTTGCTCTTGCATATGGTCTCATTAAGATCACGGGTAATCCTGTGAGATTCTATTTCGAGGAGGAAAAGCAAAATGATTAAACCGATTCCGTGTAAGAAATTCCGTGGCGCATCTACGATGGAGTGGATGAAGAAGCTGTCAGAGGAGACGAATGAGGTCTTCCTGGAGGCGGCGGATTATTGGGATATTGTCGAGCGATGCGGAATAGAGAGCGGTGACAGGCTTGCTGACACGCGGGAGCGCCTTGTGATGGAATTGACGGATGTTATCACTCTCTGTACGTCATGGCTTGATGCGCTGGGATGTGATGAGTGGCAGCGACGTGTAAACCAGAAGAACCGGATGCGCGGCTACCATGAGGAGGTAGAAAAATGAGAACACCATATGATATCGAAAAGATAAAGGCGTCAATGAAAGATCCGATTATACATAGCGTTTTATACACGTTGGAAGATGAATTCGAATCTCGTGTCGCGGCGATTGATGATCTGTATATTGGGCTCCGAAAACTCACCAATCGCATCGAGATACAAAAGCGAGACATCGAACGGTTCTGTGCTGAGAATTGTCAGCTCAAACGGATCATTATCGAACTGGACGAGGAGCTGAAGCAGAAATGAAAACAATAAAAAAGATCCTTATAACGATCGGATGCATCCTTGCGCTGCCGATCATCGTGGTTCTCGGTTACTTGGCAGTTGGCTTGCTGACTTTTATTGCACCTGCCATTGGCGGGGTGTATATCCTCGTGATGTTCCTCGGTTGTATCTATGTTTGGCTTTTTAAAAAAGACGAATGAAAAATATTTCCTTCTATATTATATAGAAGCTTTTTATCGAGCAGAGTTCTCGGCGGGGTTCGCTGAGAAAATATAAATACGTGTGTTCTCAAATCGAAGGGGATACCCTATCCCCTTATCTGCTCGATAAAGGAATTAATATAGCGACATAAAGCAACATAAATATACGTGCGGAGAGGAAAGCTGCGATGGCCTACCTAAAATCGATCTGGGAATCAAACAACAAGAGGTTCAGAATCGAAAAGAAATATTATTCTCAGAGAGCGCTGCCGCTCCGTCCGGAGATCCGTGAGAAAAGAGCAAAGCGGCAAAATGTCACAAAGCAGACGCAGCTGGAAGTGAATCGCCGTCTCCGTGCGGAAAAGTTATCCCGTCTCCTTGTGGATAACTTCGAGGCGGGGGACTGGTACCTCACTTGTACGTTCCGGGAGGTTCCGGACACGGAAACAATCCAAAAGGAATTCGAGAAATTCAAGCGCAGGATCCGCGCAATCTACCAGAAGGCGGGAATGCCGGCGAGATATATATCCGTGCTCGAGAATCTGACGGGAGGCGGACGGCCACACGGTCACATTCTCCTGCCGGCACTCGGGAAATCAGAGCTCGAAAAAATAAAAAAGGCATGGTCGCACGGCAATGTGGAAGTCAAGCTCTACGGCGGGCATCTGCGGGACGCGGAACGGCTGGCGGACTATTTCACAAAAGAGAAAGTCGCGGCGCACTCGGGACGCATACAAGTAAGCCGGAATCTCCTGCGGACCGTCCCGAAGAAAACAAAGGTGACACGGGCGGAGGCCTACAAGACGGAAATCGATCCGCCGAAGGGATACCGTCTGATCAAAGACCTATCTTACAGCACTTATACGGCGGAAGGATATCCGCTGACCATCGCATATTTCGAAAAAATCGAAACCGGGAGAGGGCATGGACAAAAAAATCTACAACCGCATCGATCAAATGCTCTATGCGGTGACACGCATGGAGCGTCGACGAAAACGATACGATCCGGCCGGCGGAAGAAATCCGACGGAGCGGACGGCGATCCGAAATGCTGATCTGCTGGAAGTAGACGGAAAGTATAAAGCAGAGCTCGAAAACTGGGCGCGCGTCGAGAGCGAAGTGCGCAGCAGCATCCGCGGATCTCTTGCAGAGCAAATCTATATCCGGAAATATCTCAAGCGGCATGGCTATCACAAGATATGCCGTGAACTCTATATCAGCAAAAATACGTACTACGAGACGTTGCGTCATATCCGATCATACGCTCTCGCATGTGCCTGTCAGATGGGCCTCATGCGTGTATTTTAGCGCCAAAAATTAGAAAAATGTGCAAAAAGAAAACGCAATAATCCCGCAATCCTTAGAGCGGAGCGGAAAGACAGAATTAAAACTTTCCGGGAAAAAAGTCCGAAAATACGTGATAAAATAAATACAGTGAAAGTCATGTGCAGATTGCATATGGCTTTTTTCTTTTGCCCAAAAACGGGCGGAAAAATCGCACCGAAAAATGACGCGGTCATTTTACACATAGAATCCACGAAAAATGACCGCGGACAAAAACAGCCGTAAACGCAGACAGCGCAAGGGAAAGGAGGACGCTGAAAATGGCAAAGCAAGTTTACAGATTCGTAAGCAGCAAGCAAAAAAATAGATTCTTAAATACTTATATCGCGGAGGGGACGATAGGCGCTGCGGCGGAGGCGTGCGGCATCACGCGGCAAACGCACTACAACTGGCTCAAAGAAGATCCGGAATACAAAAAAGGATTCGCGCAGGCCAAAGAAATGGCGGGCGACCTCCTCGAAGAAGAAGCCCGCCGCCGCGCCGTCGAAGGCGACGAATGCGGCATCTACTACAAGGGCAAGCGGGTCGGCAGCTACCGGAAAAAGAGCGATGCACTCCTCATCCTCCTGCTCAAAGGCGCAAAACCGGACGTATACGCCGACCGGCAGGAAACCAAAATCAGCGGAGAGATCACCGTAAACGCAGCGCAGGCACTCAAAGAGGCAAGGGAACGGATCAAAAATGCAGCAGACAACGCAGCAGAGCATGATTGATTTCCTCGCAGAACTCGCCTATGACCCCGTGGCATTCGTACATGGCGCGTTCCCGTGGGGCGCGGATAAGCTCGAAGGCCAGCAGCCGCAGGACTGGCAGCTGGACCTTCTCGCAGATATCCGCGACGGGCTCAAGACCCCCGGCAAAGTCATCCGCGAAGCAATCGCATCCGGGCACGGCATCGGAAAATCTGCGCTCGTTGCATGGATCATCCTCTGGGCAATCTCAACGCATGAAGATACCCGCGGCATCATCACGGCCAATACGGACACACAGCTCAAAAGCAAGACATGGGCGGAGCTGTCCAAATGGTATGAGTGCTTTATCGCAAAGCACATGTTCACTTACACAGCCACGGCAATTTTTTCTAACACCCCCGGCCATGAAAAGACATGGCGGATTGACGCGATCCCCTGGAACGAGCATCACAGCGAATCATTCGCCGGTCTGCACAATCAGGGGAACCGCATCCTCCTTGTCTTTGACGAAGCATCCGCAATCGCAAACATCATCTGGGAAGTTGCAGAGGGCGCGATGACGGACGCGGACACAGAGATCATCTGGTGCGCGTTCGGCAATCCGACCCGTACCAGCGGGCGCTTCTACGATTGCTTTCACCGTGACCGCGCGCTTTGGAAAACCAGAAAAATCGACAGCCGCGACGTTGCAATCAGCAACAAAGATCTCATTGCCGAATGGCAGGAGACCAGAGGAGAGGACAGCGACTTCTTCAAAGTCCGTGTTCGCGGCGAATTCCCGTCGGCCTCCGAACTGCAGTTCATCTCGGGCGCGCTCATCGAAGAGGCGACAAAGCGCATTATCCACAAGCATGAATTCGATTTTGCTCCCGTCATTATTGGCGTCGATCCTGCATGGACCGGAGAGGACAGCCTCGAGATATTCCTCCGGCAAGGATCCATGTGCAAGCATCTCGCGACCTACCAGAAAAACGATGATGACGTCCACATGGCGGAGATCATCGCGTATTTCGAGGACCAATACCGTGCCGCGGCGGTCAACATCGACCAGGGCTACGGCACCGGCATCTATTCCGTCGGCCGCAACATGAGGCGGACATGGAACCTAGTATCCTTTGCCGCAAAACCGCGGGACCCTTACTACGCCAACAAGCGTGCGGAGATGTGGTCAGAGATGAAGGACTGGATTAAGACCATCGGCGCTCTGCCGGATGATGCACAGCTCCGCGATGACCTCGCAGGTCCCGAAGCGTTTATGAACCGGAGCGGGAAGCTCCAACTCGAGAGCAAGGAGGATATGAAAAAGCGCGGGCTCGCATCGCCCAACAAGGCGGATGCGCTCGCCCTTACTTTTGCATATCCCGTCCGCGTTGAAAGCGGCCGGCAAGATACCATGTGCAACACCGACTATGACCCCTTTTGAAAAGGAGTGCCTGGAATCAAGACACCGAAAGGAGGTGATCCTATGTGCAGCGGAGGAGGCGGCAGCAGCGTGAGTTATACACCGCCGCCGAAAGTAGACCCGGCACCGACGGCCGTACAGTCATCGGATATCGGATCGCAGGATAACGCGTCTGCAAGTCAGCGCAGGCGCCGCGGTCGTGCATCGACAATGCTCAGCAGCGACCGTGAAACCATTCTCGGAACGCTCGCCAATGGCGGCGGACGCACAACCCTCGGATAAGGAGGAAATATGCAGGAACAAATCATGCAGGGAGCACGCCTGCCCCCGCTCATCCGTGCAAGCGACCTCGCGGCGCGTCTCTCCATCAGCCGCAAGGAAGTGCAGCAGACAGTCAAGCAGCTCATCGATAAGCGCAGCACCTATGAGACCAGATGGAAATCCATCCGCGAATATCAGCTGCCGTATCTCGGGAGCTTTGACGGCATGGATGATGAGAGCAATGCGGGAAGCCGCAAGGATACCAACGTCTGGCATAACTGCGCATGGGACAGCAACCAGATATTTGCGGCGGGCGTCATGGGAGGCCTTACGCCGCCCAGCCGCAAATGGTTCCGCCTCGACTTTGCCAACATCGACCTCAAGGATAACTCCGACCTCGGCAGGATCCTTGACGAGCGCATGGACATCATCGCGGACGTGCTCGAAAAGAGCAACTTCTACACCGCCGTCCACAGCTGCTACCTCGAGCTCGCGTTCGGGCAAGCACCGCTCGGAATATTCCCCGACCGCCAATATGGCGTCCATTTTGTTCCGTATCCCATTGGCAGCTATGCCATGGAGAATGGGCCGGACGGAAGCATTCAAACGTTCTGCCGCCGTTACAAGATGAGCGCCGCGCAGCTCGTGGACAAATTCGGTGCGGAAAACGTGCCGGACAACATCCGCGCAGAACTTGCAAACGGCCCGGGAATCAAGGCGAATCATACCGTCGTTTGGTACGTGAGCCCCAACCGGAACTATGACCCGAAGAAACTCGGCAACTTCCATCTGCCCTACGCATCTATCTACTACGTAGAGGGGAGCACGGAAGATGAATTCCTGCACGTCGGCGGGTTCCACGAATGGCCCGTGCCCGTGGCGCGGTATCTCATCTCCGGCAATGACAGCTATGGCAAGGGGCCCGGCTGGTTCGCGGAAGGCGATGCGAAAATCCTGCATCTCCTTGAAAAGGACAAGCTGACCATGGTCGAGCTGGCAGTAAAGCCGCCGGTCATAGCGGATGACAGCATGGCCGTAAAGGGCATCAATCTGGTGCCGGCCGGAAAGACGTTTGTGCAGGAAAAAGATGCGGTAACGCCCCTCTTCCAGGTGCAGGGAAACCTCGACCATCTGCGCGAGGTCGTCGCGGATGTAACCACGCGCATTAAGCGCGCGTACAGCGCCGACCTCTTCATGATGCTGGATCAGCAAGAAAAGGCCATGACCGCACGCGAAGTCCTCGAACGCACGCAGGAGAAGATGAACATCCTCGGCCCTGTTGTGCAGCGCATGCAGTTCGAGTTCCTCGGGCGGATCATCGAGCGTGTCTACAACATTCTCGACCGGGAGCGCATGTTCCCGGAGCCGGAGGACGAAGAAGCGCAAGAAATCCTGCGCGATCAGGAAATCAAGATTGAGTACATCAGTCCGCTTGCACAGGCACAAAAGATGAGCGGACTGGTCAACATCGAGCAGGCCGTAGCGTTCATCGCGCAGATTGCGCAATTCTATCCGGACATCCTCGACAAGATGGACTGGAACGAAACCGCAAACAGCTACATCGGCATGGTCGGCGCCCCCGCGAAAATCAAGCGGACCGACGACGAATATCAGGCAATCCAACAGCAAAAGCAAGAAGCTGCAGAGGAGGAACAGCAGATGCAGCAGGCGGCGGCCATGGCACAGATGGCGGCGCCCGCTGCACAGGCGGCAAAGAATGCAACCGAAGCCGCGCAGGATGGGAATCCGGCATTGCAGCAGCTCCTTGGTATGACGCAGGTCGGATAGGAGGAATCCATGGAATACGAAATCAGCTCTGCGGATAAGATGCGGCGCATAGCCGCGGAAAAAATCGAATCCAAAGACCGTGCGGCCCTCCTCTATCTGCTCGACGCGCCGGAGGGACGATGGTTCCTGATGCGCCTCTTCGAACGCTGTCACCTCATAGGGGGCGGATCGTTCCCGGAAGATAATGTCAACCGCCTGCTCGTCATGGAGGGTGAGCGACGCGTAGGACTGCATATACAAAACATCATCACAGATGACCTCGTGGCGCTCGAGGCAAAACAGAAAGCCGAAAACGAGTATCACGCACTGATGAAGGAGATCGAAGAGATGATCTCAGCGGTAGACAAGAAGGAGGAAACCATATGACAGAAGACAGGATCTTCGACCTGCAGCGTTTCGCAGGGGAAAGCGATGGCGGGGATGGCGACGCGGGTGCTGCGGACCCGGCATCCGCCCCGGACGGCGCAGGCGATGGCGGCGGGGATGGCGGTGCAAAACCCGAAAACCACGACGCAGGAGCCGACGGGCGAAAGACCATCCTCGGCGGCGACGAGACGAATCCCAAAGAACAGTCCGCGGGCGTACCGGAGGCCTATGACTTTAAGGGCATTGTCCCCGAAGGCATGGACTATGACGAGCAGTCTGCGGCGGCGTTCGGGGAGATTGCCAAAAAGGCAGGCCTCTCGCAGGAGCAGGCGAGCACCATTGCCGCCTATGGCATGCAGTACATGCAGAAGGGCGTTGATGCGGCCGTGCAGGCCATCCACGAAACGCAGGAAGGCTGGGCGCAGGAGGCGCGTTCGCAGCTCGGCGGGCAGTTCGACGCTACCGTTGCGAAGGCAGCCGCTGCACGCAATGCGCTTGCCGAAAAAATCCCGGGCCTTACGGCCATGCTCAATGAGACAGGCGCCGGAAACCGCATTGAGATGATTCGTCTCATGGCGGCATTCGGCGACCTCATCGGAGAGGATGGCGGGGACCGCTCCGGAGGGGCCGGAGTGGAGAAATCCATTTACCCCAATACCGATTTCAAGAAGTACAGCTAAGAGGAGGAAAAACCTATGCCAACACTCGGAACACAGGCGCTGACGCTCTCCGACCTTCGGAATCGTCTCGCCCCGGACGGGAGCGTCGATTTCATCATCGAATCGCTCCTGAATGCAAACCCTATCATGGATGATATCACATGGAAGATGGGCAATCTGCCGACCGGCAACCGCACCACGCTCCGTACATCCATGCCGAAGCCCTCGGTGCGCCGCATCAATCGCGGTGTCACTCGGCACAAGTCTACGACAAAGCAGGTGCAGGACACCTGCATCATCCTCGAGGATCGCTCCTGCGTGGATATCGAGGAGATCGCGCTTGCGCCCAACGGCGAGCAGTTCCGCCGCAGTGAGGATGCCGCATTCGTCGGCGGATTCTCGGACGCCATTGCGGCCAACATCTTCTACGGCAACGCGGACGATGACCTCGATACCTTCAACGGCCTCTCGATGCGTTATCCCATTGTTGGGGGAGAGAAGAACACCCCGGGCTATCAGGTCATCGGCGGTATGACCGCAAACGCGGGCGCAAAGAATACCTCGGCGTTCCTGGTTGGCTGGGGCACGCATGCGACGAGCGGAATTTATCCGAAGAATTCGCAGGCGGGGCTCAAGCAGCGCGACCTCGGCGAACAGACCGTAACCGACCCCGACGGCAAGGAGTATCAGGCACTCACCACGCTCTTTACGTGGAAGGCAGGCCTTTCGGTCGGGGATATTCGCGCCAATGCAGCGGTCCGCAACATCGACGTGGAAAAGATCACCGGCTCCATGAAGAGCGACGAAAAGCTCAAGCTCATTGAGAAGTTCGTCACCGCAAAGAACCGCATCCGCAACCTGCAGTCCCGTGACAAGAAAGTCATCATGTACGTTTCGGAGGCGCTCTACAACTGGTTCGAGATTTACCTGCTCGACAAGAACAACGTCCACATCACGCGGCAAGAGCTGCAGGCGGATGTGCCGCGGCTCTACTTCGGCGGGATTGAGATCAAGAAGTGCGATGCCATCTCCGACGAGGAGAACGGTATCGCAACGGCATGACGGAAGGAGGAAAAACACCATGGCGATTCTGGATGGAGAAACCCTGTTTTATAACGCAAAGCCCCTCACGAACGGGAACGTCGATTCCGACGTCCTGAAGGTCGGCCCCGGGGATGCCGGCGACCCGACGATCCTCGTCCTGCGCGTAAAGGGTGCGGGGACGGGAACATTTAAGACCGTGCTCGAGACTTCGGCCACGGAGAATTTCGCGTCGCCGAAGACCCTCGGAACCTATGATCAGGTGCCGCTCTCGGTGCACCTGCCGCGCGGCAACCTCGGCTACCTGCGCATCAAGGGTGCGAGCACCTATACAAAGGGCACCGTTACCGCAGGCCTTGTCCTCGACGACAACATCGACCGATAACCATGTGCCCATCAGGGCGGGAAAGAGCAGAAGGAAAAACCTTCTGCCTTTGCCATAGTGCCATAACAGCTATGACACTATGGCAAGGAGGTATCCAAATGAACAGCACAGAGATCTGCAACATGGCACTCTCCTACATCGGGCAGGGGAGAATCAACAGCATTGACGATGAGAGCGAAGAAGCGCGAAAGTGCAAAATCCACTATGACCATGACCGGCGCCGCATGCTGACGGCGTATCCGTGGGGATTTGCCAAATGCATCGCAAAGCTTGCGGCATATACGGACAGCATTCCCGGATGGGATGCCGTCTATGCCTATCCGGCCGAATGTCTCAGTGTCCTCTATGTCTATGACAATGAGCATGCACGAAAGAAAGAAACGGATCGGCAGGACTTTGAGATCGTGACGCTCGGCGGCGGACGAAAGGCAATCGCGACCGACGTACAAGAAGCATGGGCGGAGTACACCGACGATATCAAAGATCCGGCACTGTTCAGCGAAGAGTTCACGGAAGCGCTTACGCATCTCCTTGCATCCTCTATCGCTATGGGAATTACGGGGAATGCGAATATCGTCGTCCAGCATATGCAGCTGGCGCAGCAGGCCGTTGCAAATGCGAGATATTATAGCGTCCTCGAAAAAGAGCGACGCACGCAGTATCCAAACAAATACGCAAACGAGAGGTTTTCGTAAAGACAGGAGGCACACATCATGGCAGAGCCACGGCCGTTTTATGCCATTCAGCCCGCATTTACGGGCGGAGAAATCTCCGGGGAAGTCGCATCGCGCGTCGACCTCGAAAAATATCAGCTTGCCCTGCTGCAGGCGGAGAACGCAATCATCCGTCCCTATGGACCCGTATACAAAAGGCCGGGGAGCATCTATGCCGGCCGCATGAAATACGATGACCGCGATGCGATCCTGGTGCGATTTGAGTACACCGTAGAGATCACCTATCTCCTTGAAATCGGGGAAAAGTACATCCGCATATGGCGGGACGGGAATCGGCTGCCCGTCGAGCTTGAAACGCCGTTTGAAACAGGGGACCTAAAGAATTTGCGTTTCGTGCAGTCCGTCGATGTTATGTATATCTGCTCGGGAAGACTCCCGGTACAGAAACTATCACGGTACAGCGAAGGGGATTGGCGTATCTCAGAGATCGCATGGACGCGCATGGCGTATGGTGATATCAACAACGACGAAGCGGCAAAAATCGAACCGTCCGGCCGCGACGGAAATATCGAGATCACTGCGGCGAAAGACATATTCACGGATGACCGCATCGGCGACACGATGAAAATCGAGCAATATGTCAACGGGGGGACGGTATCCGCATCTGCTGGGGCAAACAGTAGCTCATATACGACACAGGAGATTTCTGCATCGGCGGGGACGGTATGTAAGATCAAAAAGACCGGAACGGGATCCTGCAATGTAACGGTCAATGCGTATTCCAGCTATAAACTCCCGCTTTTTAAATATGCAAGAAGATATAAGTGGACAGACATATGGAGCAAAAGCGGGGCGGGAGATTGGGAAGATTCGATGACTCTGCCCGCCACGATTAATGGGGATCGGTACGAAAACGTTTTTGTCCTCCGCATTGATGGAATACAAGGAGAACTAAAGGTAGAGCTTTCTCTAAGCAATGGATACGAGTACAAACGTGAATTCATTGTAGACGATAAGTCCGTCTATACGCGGAGTGTCATTGCCGGGAAAACATGGAAAATCATCACGCACGGAACATGGTCCGGTCAGGTTGTTGTGCAGCAGTCCAAAGACGACGGAAACACATGGGTTGATCTGCGCACCTATACGTCAACCAACGACTATAATCCGACCGAATCGGGAGATGTAGACGAATATAGTCTGCTGCGCATCCGTGCAAGGATTACCGGCGGAACATGCAACGCTGATCTCTCCGCCTATCCCTATCGGCATGAGGGATATGTGACAATTACCGGCGTAACAGATGCGAAGCATGCATCTGCCAAAGTAGATAAGATCCTCGGCGGCCTAGAGGCAACGGCAGATTGGTATTGGGGCGCGTGGAGCAAAATCAACGGATATCCGCGCTGTGCGGCGTTTTTCCAGGATCGCCTTTGCTTCGGCGGGTGCAGAAAATATCCGCAGCGTCTCTGGATGAGCCGGAGCGGTGACTACGAGAATTTCGGCGTCGAAAAAGAATCCGGCACCGTTACCGATGACAGCGCCGTCACGGCAGACCTCCTATCGCGGCAGGCGTACAGCATCAGCCATATGGACGTCGGCAATGATCTTGTTATATTCACGGACGGAAATACGTGGACCATTGCGGGCGGGGAGACCGTAAAGCCGACGAACATCACCCCGAAGAATCAGGAGAACTACGGATGCAGCGGCGTACCTCCGCTGCGCATCGGCAACCGCATTATCTACATCCAGCGCCGCGGGGCCATCATCCGGGATACCGGGTATTCCTATGAGACTGACGGTTATATCGGCATTGATTTGACCCTCCTAGCAAAGCATCTGCTGCGCGGGCGGGAAATCGTCAGCGCCGCCTATGCACAGGAGCCGGACAGTCTCGTTTATTTTGTCACCGATGACGGACAAATGCTCTGCTTGACCTATGTCATTGACCAGAAAGTCTATGCGTGGAGCCACTTTGTCACCGACGGAAAATATAAGGCCGTCTGCGCCGTCAATGCCGGAAACAATGATCGCATCTACGCTGTTGTCGAGCGCAGCATCGGCGGAAAGACCGTCCGCTATCTCGAATACTTTGCCCCGCACGGAGAATCGGAATCCGAACAGGACTACATCATAGAGGATGCGGCCGTCACAGTGACCTATCCTGAAGCGCAGACAGAGATCCCCGGCAAAGATATCCTCGATGGAAAGCATGTTGTCATAATGGCGGATGGGTATCTCTATGAAGGGATAACGATGAATGCAGACGCGAAATTGCCGCAGGCCGCGAAAAGAATCACCGTCGGCCTGCCCTATACCATGACACTCGAACAACCGAACTGGGACGTTGGCAACACCGACAGCGGAACCGTACAAGGACGCAGGAAAACAGTCACAAACGCAATCCTGCGTCTTACGAAATCCTATGGCGGGCGTATCGGTCAAAGCGCAGCGCGGCAGGATGATATCGTCTATGACCCCGAACGCATGGAGCTCGATGAAAACATCCTCTATACAGGGGACAAAGAAGTAACCCTGCCGGCCGGCGGATGGAATAACGAAGGGCGTACGGTGATTACGCATGACACCCCCTACCCGTTCGGCCTCTCGGCAATCATAAGGAGGGTATCATTCGGTGGCTAACTACGAGATCAAGAAGATCACAAAACAGAAGAAAAAAGAACAGCTTGTCCGGACGCTCATCGGAGAACTGCGCGCTGCGGACCGCAGGGAACTCGCTGCGGGCGTTGCGGAAAGCGGGTCCATTGAAAACGAAGTATACGATTCCGTATTCCTGTCGGAGGAATGCTTCGCGGCCTATGACCGCAGCGGACTGATCGCCATATGGGGATATCGGGAACTGCCGGGGATGGCGGGGCGTCTCATCTGGTGCCTCGGCACAGATCGCATCAAAGAAAATCGCTATGCGTTCGCCGTCGAATCCAAGCACATCTTGACTGAATGGGCGAAGAAATACGGCGTCCTCTACAACGCCGTCGGGGCATTTAACAAAGATGCGATTGCGTGGCTGAAATACTGCGGCGCAATCTTTCACAAGGAAATCACAATCGGCGGAGAACAATTTATCCCATTTACCATTGAAAGCGAAGGGAGGAAATAACATGTGCGGATGGGTAGCAGGCCTCACGGCACTCAGCGGACTGTTCCAATATCGGCAGCAGCAGGCGCAAATAAGAGCGCAGGCGAACGCGCAGGCGGACATGTATCGGGCACAGGCACAGGCGGCAGAGCAGAACGCGCGCATCGAGAACCGTAAACAGGAGCAAATCGCGGATAACTACGCACAGCAGCAGGAGGCCTTACGGGCCCGGCGCAGGATTGCAGAAGGGGCGCAGCGTGCAGAGACCGGAGCGGCCGGGCTGAATTTCGGAGGCTCTGCGATGGATATCCTGTCGTCCGGATATGACGCCTACAACAAGGATGCGGCAAACCTCCTGATGAATCAGCGCAACGACAATTACAGCTCGCGCGTTGCGGAGAGCAACTATATCAATCAGGCGAATCAGTCCAATGCGGCCGCTGGAAATGTCCTGCGTCAGGCGCGCCGCACATCACGGATGGCGGGACTTTCGACGATCCTCGGAACGGCCGCAAGCGTATACGGCGCCGCGCAGCCGTGGAAGAGCGCGGGAACGGCGAAACAGGCAGAGGCAAATCCTCTCACAACGCCGCCGGCCGGATACAATACATCGTCTTTCTTCCAACCATTTAGGAATACCGAAGATACAGGCCTCATCCTGAAAAACTATAAGCCGCTCGGGAGGTGGTAACACATGAAATTCTCGACCTATCAACAGGCCGTTGAACCGAATACCATGCACCCGCCGGCGGTACGCGTATCAGGCGATGTGCATGCCTACGGTACAAGTGGCGATGAAGGCTATGATAAGATGGCGGCCGCAATCGGACAAGTGAATAAAGTCATGGCGCAGCGGCAGGACGATATGGACGCCGCCGACGTCATGAAGGCCCGCAACGAGATCATGACAAGCCTCACGCAGCAGCTCTATGGAGAGCAGGGCTTATTTACCACGGGCGTTGGAGAGAATGCAAAGGGACTCATCGACCGCACGACCGACGCAATCAACAAGACCTATGAAGAGGTCAGCAAAAACTATAACGACCGTGTGCGCTTCGCGCTCAAGGGAAATCTCAATGAGAACATGGCGAACTTCCAGCGCATCGCAGCCTCGAAAGAGATGGCGGAGGGCAAGGAGGTCGAGCAGGCGACATTCGCCTCCAATCTCGCAACCAATGCACAGCAAGCAGCGCTGACATGGCAGGTGAATGGAGCGCCGACCATGTACGTCAAAAGCGGTGATGCGCTCCTGCAGGCACGCGCACAGCAGGAAGGATGGCCCGGGGCGCAGCTGGCAACAGAGCGACGAAAGATGGTAACAGATATCGCCGCGGCGGCCGCAGGTGCGGCGCTCGAAAATGAGGATTATGACCGCGCCGATCAGATACTGAATCAGCTCCGGCCGGATATGGATCAGACGACCTATTGGAAGCTCGCCCGCGTTGGAAAGCAAAGACAACAGGCAAAAGAGATGGATATGGAAGCCAATGAAATCTTTAATATGCCAGGTGTATGGGACGGAAAGATATTTAACGCTGCAAAAGCGATGGAGTACGTAAATGACAAGTATGGACCAGATGCAGTAAAGAGTGTCGGCGGTGCAATCAAAGACAAAGAAGGATTTTTCGCGGCCGTTGCAGGGCAGGAATCCGGTGGGAACTATAACGCGCAGAATGGACGCACCGGTGCATTTGGAAAATATCAGATCATGCCGGAGAATTGGCCGTCATGGGCGCAGGAAGCCGGATTATCGGCGGACGCGCCGCAGACGCCGGAGAATCAAGAGATTGTTGCGAAGTACAAGCTCGGGCAATATTATGACGAACTTGGCCCGGAAGGCGCTCTTGTCGCGTGGTATGCCGGATATCGGAACGGAGAGCGATGGCGGGATGGTGCGTCGGATGCAATCGGAGCGGGCGGACATTACTCATGGGACGCAAGACAAGGGAATGGAGACGAGCCGTCTGTTCGTGAATATGTGCAGCAGGCCCTTGGGCGTGCGGGCGGTGCAGAGAGAACAGTAAGTGCCTACGACCCCGAAAAGCGTGATCGGTTGATGAAGCTGATCGAAGCAAAGGGAGGGGATATGCAAAGGGCGTATCAGCAGCAACGCAGTCAATATCTGGATGGAATCATGCAGGCCGCGCAGAATGCGGGAAGTTACAGCGCTGCGATCTCTGTGCTGAATGCGCAGGATCTCGACATGAAGGAGCGCAACGCGCTTGAAGGGCAGATTGCCCAATATTACCACGTCAACAAGAATACCGGAGCAGCGCGCGGAGCGGGAAGCGGCGGAAGAAACTATAAGCCGGATAAGGACATTGAGAGCCTGCAAAAAATGAACGCGCGTATCATGACCGGAGGGAAAATCTCATCGGATCAGTTCATCGCGTATAAAAATGCGGCTCTGCGTCTCGATAATGCCGGATGGCTCGGCGAAGAGTTCCAGGAGCTGCAGAACAATCAAGCACTCTGGTCGGCCATCACAGATGACATGGAAGATCCAAAGGGCGGCTGGAAAAAGGCCTATGAAAATCTCATTGCGCATGGTGCAGACCCAATCACGGCAACGGCTCTACTCGCAAAGAGTGACGTGATGAGCCTGCCGTATTACTATCCGGAAGACGATGAAGACGAAGAAGAGCAGAGCACAGACTAAAGGAGAACATCATGGCGTTTGATCTTGAAGGATATCTAAGCGATGCAAATGCGCGTCAGGAAAAAAGACAGGCGCAGGAACAGGAACGCGCAGCGGCGGAAGCAGAAGCGGCGAAGCCTCTCTATGAAAAGGCGTGGGATGCTGCGGGTGAAGCATGGGACGCCGTAAAGGATACAGCAAATGACGTAGTGACCACGGCGATTACATCGGGAACAAGATTTGCCAATGCCTATGGGCAATTCCTCGATGAACGTATGGCATCCAATGAACCGCGTCATGAATTCATGAACAGACCGGATGTGCAGGAAACCGTGGACGAGCTCGGCAGCTCGGCAGCGGACTTTGTGCTGTCTCCTGTGCGCATCGTAGCAGACCGCACGACACGTCCCCTGCGCTCCTATATCGGCAGCCAAATCGAACAGAGTGCAGACGAGGGAAGCGAGTTTGCGCAAGACCTGCGCGGCACGGAAACATTCGTCAACTACTTCATGACAGACGAAGAGAAACTGCGTAAGGCACGCGAAATTGAAGCGAATACGGGAATCTCTGCGGATTCCTTTATCGATGATGATATCGCCTACAAGCAGGCCCTCAAGATCAACGACTATACACAAAAAAAGCGGGAACTGATGCAGGACAACTTCTCGATGGAAGCCGTCTGGCAGGAGTTCCCGGAGATCCGCGATATCGCGAAAATGAACCCGCGTGATGCTGCGCTTGCCCTCCATGATATCGAATCCGTGCGTCAAACGCATGGGATTGTGGAGACCTTCACGCATTTCCTCGAACTCGGAAATAAGAGGCTCGAATTTAACAATCTCATGTATAAGGTATTCCTCGGCACAGCAGATGATAACGACCTCCAACGCGCAGCAGACCTCGACAAGATGATCGAAGAGGACACAAAGACAATGCCGTCCTTTTGGGATGATCCTCTCGCGGCGATTGCAGGCGGGATGGCGACATCGGGTCCTGAGATGCTGCAAAGCGTCCGCGAAGGCATCCGCGACGGTCTCATCATGGCGGATGCAACCGCGGCCGTAACAGCCGCAGCAGGCACAGCAATCGAGCCGGGCGGCGGAACGCTGATCGGCGGCGTGGGCGGTGCAGGCGTTGGATTCGCTGTGGGAACAATAAGGTCCATGTCTGCGCGTACGGGAATCATTACTGCGGCGCGTGCAACATTCGCAAATGCCTCGCGCAATCAGCTCATCCGAGCGGCTGCAGGTGCGGGCATGCGTGAAGGCATGTTCGAGGGCATGCGTCGTCCGGAGACCGGCGAGCGCTATGCCGAATATCGCGCAATGAAGGATGTGGATGGGAATCCGCTCAATACAGATGATCAGGCACGCGCGTATGCGCTGGTTGGAGGCGCGATCAATCCTGCCATTGAGATGATGAATTTTGGCCTCGTGACAAAGCCGCTGCGTGGACTTAATCTCCTCGGAAAAGAAGGGGCGGATGGATACGCAGAAAAGGCGATCCGCGGAATCGTCGATCAGGCGAAATATGATATCGGCAAACGTGAATCCGTCGCGGCCTTTGCGAAAAACCAAATCAAGGACGCGCTCAAAATCGCGGGCACAGAATCCGCGGAGGAAAGCGCGCAGTCTCTCTCTGATGATCTCATCCATAACAGCATTGTTGCATCCTCCGATGGCCGCGCGGCAGATAAGGCATACAGCATCGGAGATATGGCGGTCAATGCCATTGTCTCCGGTGCAGAGGCCTTCCCGGTCGGTCTCGGGTTCGGCATGGCGTCCTCCGTCGGTGCAGTCCCCGGCGTCGTACGTCATGCGCAGCGGCTCTCCTCGGAAAAGATGCGCGAAGATATCGCCGCACAGCGGACGATGACAGGAACAATCATGCTTGACCGGCTGCAGCAGGTCGCATCCAGTGCAAAGTTGAAGCAGACCGCGCCCGACGTGCAGCAGAAGATCATTCGTGCGCAGGCCAGCGGCACTGGATTTGAAAATGCCTACATCGACACCGAAACGGCTCTGCAAAACGAAAACGGCCTTGCCGACCTGAAAGAGGTGGCAAAGGCCGCGGGCATCCGTGATGAAGAGCTCGAGAATACAATCAAAAACGGCGGGCATCTTTTTGTCCCGATTGAAAAATATGCGCAGTCTGCGGCATCCCCGCAGCTCCTCGAATCCGTATCCTTTTCCCCGGAGACGGATTCTTTGGCGCGCATGAAAAAGAATGCCAAAGACCTCAGTGATGAAGTTGAACAGGCGCAGAAAAACGCAATAAAGGCAAAGACCGACATCATCCATGCAATCACAAACGAATGGTTCCCGGAAGCGCCGGACCATGCAAGCGACAAGGAGAAATTGCGCCGCAGCAGCGAGCGTGAGATGGCAATCGCGGCAATCACGCAGGATCAGGATAGCCCTGCGAGCGGATGGCGGAAACTCTATAACGAATTTGTGGCAGACCGTGACGAACTCCTGCGGCCGGCAATGGACGCGCTGCAGCGCGGCATGGGCAACGGCGTTGATATCGTGCAGAACGGAGAGGATGGCCGCGGAATCCGTGTGTCCAATAATGAGCCTTGGTACCAGGATTTTTATAAAGAAAATGGCCGTGCACCGCGTAAGGGCGAGCTCATGGACCTTGCCTATCGTCTCACCGTCGGTGATGCATCCGCGCCGAAAATCGAAGGATGGGCGCCGGCATCGCAGGAAGACATAGACGCAATGGAGGGGGCAAAAGGACAGCTCGACGAGCTGAACGATTATATCCAGACCCTTGAGAACATCAAAGACCGCATGATGCAGGTCGATGCGGCGGAGATCAAGGGAACGGCGGGGCTCTCTCCGGAGGCATACAGCGTCTATCGTCAGATCATGGCGCAGCTGAAAGCAATCGGCGGACAGCAGTCGCGTGCGGCGCGTATGAATGCGCTCCTCTTCGCACATCATGCGGATCAGTTTGCCCGTGTGATGCGTGAGAAGCAGGGCAACGAGAACTATACTGCGATGGACTACATGCAGAAGCGGTTTGGGCTGAGAAGCGGCGGGAAGGGAGAAACGAGCGGAGGGTTCACGCAACAGGAAATCCAGACGCAAAAAGAGATCATCCGCAAGCAGTATGAAGGCACGGCGCAGTGGATGAAAGCACCGAACGGCGAGGAGACAAATCTCACCGAAGATCAGTGGCTTGCCGTGCGCACACCTGCGTTCAAGGCGTGGTTCGGGGATTGGGAAGTTGCCAATGCCATTGAATTTGCGCTTCACGGAAAGCCTGTAACCAGTCTCACGGGGCAAGAGTTCCAGTCTGATGGAGTAAAGCTGACTGATAAAGTCCCGCAGTGGTATCGGGCGAACTTTGGAGGCGTTGCTAATCATCCCGAACTTGGCGCAGTGAAACTAGATCTCGAAGGCGTAAAGGATTCGATGGGGCATGGTATGGGGCGTGAAAAGGCTGCGGCATATGCGGCTGTTCCCTATATCATCGAGCATGGTATCGTGTATGACCGTCAGACGAATTGGAAACAGCGCGGCTATGATACCGCCATTATCATCGCACCAATCAAGTTTGCGGGGCAGGACTATATCGGCGAGGTCGTTGTAAAGCGACAACCGAATCGGCAGGGGTTCTATCTGCATGAAGTCGAGATACAGAAAAAGCTCGAGAGTGCGTTCAAGACCCCCACTAAAGGAGGCGCACCTCAAGCTTCTAAACTCATTATCGCAGAACATCTTGATAAAGTCAAGGATTCCTCTAAGGTGCTTGACGATAACGGCGAGCCGAAAGTTGTCTATCACGGGACGAAGCGGAAAGATCGCATTGGAAGCGTGTTCCGCAAAGAACGTGCGACCTCCGGCCCGATGGCGTTCTTCACCGACCTTTATGACATTGCTGAAAACTATTCGCGCAATAAGCAGGATACCTCTATTGATAATCCGCCCTATGAAGAGCAGTTTCGTATCAAAAATCTGCATGGGGATATGCCTCTGCATGTGAAGTGGCGCGCACTGTCTCCTGCAAAACAGCAGGAGATCACAGAAAAAGCAAGTCATGTCACAGAGGACGATGATGGGAACATCGTCTATGACGAGGATATTGATTATGGCATTGGCAACTTCAAGTACGAAATCAAGGCGTTCCGCGGCAACGCAATCCGTGCACTGGAGGAAGGTTGGCTAAATGGTGGAACTCTGTTCGGCGATGAAGGCCGATTCCTTGAAGTCCTGAAACTCGCAGGGGTTGAGGGAAAAGAATTTGAAGGGATGTTTTTCGACGACCCAAATGCCACGGACGAAGGTGTATTCCATGTTTTCATGGATATGAAGAAGCCGTTCGACACTTCGAAAGACATTACGAAAGGCTTTATGCGCAGCCTCCGCGCTGCGGCGAAGAAAGCACCGAAACAGGAGTATGAGGACGGGGTTGATTTTTGGGATAAGAGATCCATTTCCCCGATGGAGTTTGTTGAGCGTGTTGAACACGACCTTGAAAACGGGACGACGCATGCATGGACGGCTATCCCTGACTGGGTAACTGTGCTCTTGCGAAAGAAAGGCTACGACGGTATTCGTGATACGGGTGGGAAGAATAGCGGTGCTGAGCATACAGTCTATATCCCGTTCGAGCCGAATCAGATCAAGTCTGTTGACAATAACGGCGCATTCTCGGCGGATGATGCGAATATCTATCATCAACCAGGATGGCACGGGACAGGGGCGTATTTTTCCAGATTCTCTCTTGATAAAGTTGGCTCGGGGGAAGGTACTCAGGCACATGGGTATGGGCTGTATATTGCGCAGCCGCGCGAGACGGCAGAAGAATATCGTTACCAACTGTCAAGCGGTAACAGTGTTGTTGTCTACTACGGAGATGTATACGAAGAAACAAACAATGGATGGATGCTTATGGGGGATGGGAACGATGCGGGAAATGTTGTAGATTATGACGATCCTGTTGCGCGCGCTTTTGATGAATTCTCCCGTTATGGTAACGTGAACGAAGCAATCGAAAGCCTAAAAAGTGAACTCAATGATATGCGCGATGGGCTGAACGAAGAAGAATTAGAAGCCTTGGAAGAAGACAGCGATTATATCCGAATACAAGAGGTCCTTGACATACTGGAAAGAGAGGACCTTGAAGAAGGTTCTTCGGGAAGCCTCTTTAAGGTAGAGATTCCAGAGATGGACGTCCTTTTGGAGGAGAATGCGAATTATGATGATCAGCCAGAAAAAGTACAAAAGGCGCTCGACCGACTGATCAGAGATTTAAAGAAAGAAAGAAAATCTAAAAAGCAGAATGATTACGATGAGGAGAATTACAGCGAAGAAGTAAAGATGAATGAACTCTTCGAGAACTATAAGAATATGTCCGGAGAGGAAATATATGACGCTATCGGAAGACCAAAATACGCCTCTGAACTCATGAATGAGTATGGAATCGAAGGAATCACATACGTTGGGAGCAGTGATGGACGCTGTTTCGTTATATTTGATGAGGATGCCATTGAAATCATCGACAGATATAACCAGATGATACAGCGGGAAGTCTACGGCGAAATCTCGCAGGAGAACGGCAAGCGCATCATCACACTCTTTGAGGGCGCGAATGAATCGACTATGCTCCATGAGATGGGGCATATGTTCCTGATGGACCTCGACGAGCTCGCAGAAATGGATGAGACGTCAGCGAAGGATCAGGCGACCGTCAACGAGTGGGCGGAGTGGAAGCCGGGCGCGGCGGAGGAATACGAGGATACAGACTGGAAAGACGAGTTCTGGAAGTACGAGCAAGACATAATAGCTGCGGAAAAGTCTGGCGATGCAGTCGCGATCAAGAGTGCAAAGGAGAGATGGCGGCAGGAGAGATTCGCCCGCGGATTTGAAATCTACCTGCACGACGGAAAAGCTCCGTCGAAAGCACTGCGCGGTGTATTCCGGAAGTTCAAACAGTTCCTGCGCAAGCTCTATAAATTCGTGGAGAACGTCGGCGGAAAGCCCTCGGCAGAGGTTGAGGCCGTCATGGCCCGCATGATCGCCTCGGAGGAGGAAATCAAGGCAGCGGAGCTGGATGAGCGCTATCGCCCAATCGAACGCCTCGGCGGAAAGGAAACACTCGAAAACCTTCTCGGTAAGAGCATCGCAGAGACCTATCAGAAATGGCTGAAAGAATCCCGCGAAGATGCAGAAGACCGCCTGCGCGCAGAGGTCATGAAAGATCTGAAGAAAGAAGCGCGGGAGGAATACAACGAGAAGGTCGAAGCGGAGCGTATCCGCAAACGGGAAGAGCTCGAAAGTGATCCGGTCTACCTCGCAGAAATGGCACTGAAAAATGGCGGGAAAGAAGCGTCGGCAATCATCGGCAACTGGTTCCCGTCGATGGAAGCCTATAAGGAAGCCCGTGCAAAACGGAAATCCCTTGAAACAGAACTCACGGAATACATGACAGAATATGCGCGCGGGCTCGACAAAGAGATCCTGCAGGCGCGATTGACGGATGAGAATATCGCAAAGGCGATGCAGACCCCGAAGGCCTATCATCGGCGCGTTGCGCTCGAAGCGGCGGGCATGCGTGCCAAAGAGCGGCTGATGCGCCGCCTCGATGACCGCATCCAGGATGCGGTAAAGGGCGCCCTTGATGCGCTGAATGATGTGCCGGAAGATACAGACCTGCACGCGGAGCAGGACGGCGAAGCAATGAAGAAAATCATGGCGGCCGTGCAGAACCTGCGCAGCAGCGGGAAGTGGACGCCGGAAGAATATAAGCGCCTCGAAGAGATGACGCGTGCGACCAGCAAAAAGGAAATGCAGAAGAAGCTGCAGGCGTTCTGGAATCAGAACTATAAAAGCGTGCGGGAATCCCTCCGCAGGGAAAATGAGAAGACATGGCGGCGCAAGAACTTTGATCAGCAGGTATGGGAGAACGATAAGTTCATTCGCGAACAGGCCCGCATGGTGCTCGCGGACCTGCCGATCAGCGAATCCTGCAATCCTGCCTATTTCCGCCGGAAGGAAAAGCAGCATGCTCGGGCGGTGGATAAGGCGCTCTCACAGGAGCGCTGGGATATCGCCTATGCGGAGAAGGAGCAGCAGGCGCTTGCGGCCGCATGTGCATACGAAGCAACGAAAAACGAAGAAAAATTGAATCAGATGAAAGCCGACGTGCAGCGTAAATTAGGCGCGCGGACGGTACGTCTCGCCGCCGCGGAGCGCTATTGGCTGCATCATATCGCTTATCTCCTCGGGCTCAAAGGGAGCGACGTTGAAAAACCGGAAGGATATGTCGAACTCGGTGCGCTCTTTGAGAGTTACAAGAACAACCTCGACATGGACGCAGACGCACCGACGGAGATCCTCGAAATGCTCTCGAAGGAGAACAGCAGTTATCGCAAGATGAAGCTCGGAGAATTTACGCAGGCGGTCAACATGCTCAAAGCACTCTATACCATCGGGCGTGACAAGAACCGCATGCTGAGTGTCGGCGGAAAGGATTTTGACGATATCGTCCGGGAAATCCTCGCGTCGACAACAAGCCTGACGCCCGAAGGCGTCGTGCAGCATCCGGTCTCGCCGGATACCGGTGGCCTCGGGTACAGCGATTGGCTCGCGAAGATCCCCGGAATCGGAGAGCAGCTGGCCATCCTCGGGCAAAAGGGTGCGATGCCGCTCATGAAGCCGGAAATCCTCATCCGTCTGCTCGGCGAAGAGGCGCATAGATACCTCTACGGAACATACGAGCGGGCGCAGATGCGGGAAGCGGAACTCCTCGGGCAAAGTCAAAAAGAGCTCGAGCGCATCCTCTCTGCCTACTCCAAAAAGGAGCGCATGGAGTGGAAAGACCGCAACATTGACGTCGGCGGCGATAAGCTCAGCAAGGAGAACATC